CTTCCCTTTTTATATTGCTTGTGTTGTTATATTGTTTGAAGTAACTGTACAAAGTATATTTATAACTGAAAATACCCTCTTTTCCCTTGTATTCTATAGCATATAGTAAAAATTTTTGGTAAAGGATACAGTATTATATATCTATTTTTCTAGCAACTATTCGTTAAACTTTTGTTTAGCGAATAGTTAAAACAACTAACTAATACAATATATTGTATATGCTACATAGAATTATACTATATATGTCATATATGCAATTATACGTGATTATACATAAAATATTATATGTTTTATACAGTGAAAATATGCAATTCCTTGTTCGATCCTGCCCCGTGGGGAAATATATCCCCTTCCGTGGCTGCTGGTTACTCCCCCCAGTACCGCCAAAAAACAAAAAGGCCTTAATAGTGTTCCCATTGCTTATTCTGCTGATATGAGCAGACGGGGGAAATTAAAATAATTATTTTTTTATTTTAATTAATTTGACAAAAATAAAATAATATTAGTAAAATAGAGCAGAAAATACGGGAGAAATAGAGGTGACGGGCATGGAAAGTGATACGGGCACTGTTAAAAGGGGCAGAGGAAGACCGAGGAAAGAGGTTGATCCGGATGCTATTCCTGCTGAAAAGAGAAGTAGAGGTAGGCCTAGGACAAGGCCATTACCCGATCCAAACGCAGAGAAAAAAGGCAGAGGACGGCCAGCTGGGAGCAAGAACAAGCCGAAAGAGAAGAAACCGGGCCGGAAGAAGGGGCAAAAAAGTTCTTACACTGTTTCGGAGAAAGCATTGGCGCAAAGGCAGCTGAATGTACTGCACCATACCACAACGAAGGTAGCAGTGACGGAAGAAGGGAAAGCATATAATGCCCGTCTGATCGAGCATATTATGCGAGTCAATGAAATTGCGACCCATGCGGACAGGAATGATCTGTTATCTCTCAAGTCCTGCTTTATTGCATACTTACAGTTATGCCAGGAAGACGGGTTTAGTGTTAGCAATCTATCTGCTTATGCATCAATGGGATTTCCATCACATAGCCATTTTGAAATGTTCGCAAAGAAAGACGATCCGGAAAGACGTGCATTTTGTGCGTTTGTGAAGCAGACTTGTTCGATGTTCCGTGAAAGCATGGTATCGGATAGCAAAGTTAATCCTGTTATTGGGATCTTTTGGCAGAGGAACTTTGATGGCTTGCGAAATGATACAGAACAAGTGCAGAATGCACAGGAGAACGAAGATGATTTTGCCGTTGCGAAGTCTTACAAAGAGAAGTACAAGAACCTAATCGGAGGATGACATGGAACAGATAAGCGAAAATAGCAGACTATACCATGTGATGATCCGAGAAGGGGTCAACGGGGACTTATCTGCTTTTGAGGATGCATTCAGAGTCATCAAAGAGATTGAAGTTGACGGGTCATCTATTATCCGTGACTACAAGGAACGGTTTGTATCAAGGCAGTATGACGAGGACAATTTCCGCATTGCTCATGAGTATTCTGCTGAACTGCGTGAATATCTGTCACAGGCAGAACCGAAAACGGACAAGGACGGAGAAAAGATCCTGCGGTTGTACCGTGATACCCTACTGTTCGATGCGCCTTTTGACTTTGATTGCTTCTGCCGATACACCGAATGGGATAGAGAAGAAGACAAAAAGTTCTATATGCCTCGCAGAAAGCAGTTACTGCCTTTAGCAAGGGCAATGCAGAGGCTTGAAGAACGGAAAATCAATCTGCTATGCATCAGTATGCCTCCTGGAACCGGAAAAACAACACTGGCCGAGTTCTTCCTGGCCTGGACAGGCGGTAGGCATCCGGAAATGCCGAATATCTGTGGTTCTCACAGCAATTCTTTCCTCCGTGGCCTGTATGACGAGATCCAGCGTATTGTGGGCCGTAGGAGCGAATATTTGTGGCAGAAGGTGTTTCCTCATACTGCTTTGGTCGGAACGAACGCAAAAGACCTTATGCTCGACCTTGGAACCCGTAAACGTTTCAGCACATTTGAGTTCTCCTCTATTGGCAGTGGGAACGCTGGTAAGATTCGTGCTGCTAACATCCTGTACTGCGATGACCTCATAGACGGCATTGAAACTGCTCTGAACGGGGATCGGCTGGACAAGATATGGCAGCAGTACTATACGGACTACCGTCAACGGAAGATCGGTAACTGTGCGGAACTGCATATTGCCACCCGTTGGTCGGTTCATGATGTCATTGGTAGGCTAGAGGATATGTACGGTGATGATCCCACTGCTGAATTCATTGTCTGTCCTGCTTTGAATGATAAAGACGAGTCCAACTTCGATTACCCGTATGGAGTCGGATTCACAACGGAATTCTACCGTGAGCAACGGGAAATCATGGATGAACCGTCTTGGAAAGCACTATACCTCAACGAGCCGATAGAGAGAACGGGGCAATTGTACCCAGCAGGACAACTTCAGCGTTATTTTGAACTTCCCGAAGGTGAACCGGATGCCATCATCGGCGTTTGCGATACAAAAACAACAGGATCGGACTTCTGCGTAATGCCAATTGTCTATCAATACGGACAAAAGTTCTATATCGAGGACGTTTTGTGTGAAAACTACGCTCCGAACATTGTTGAAGTCAATCTGGTCAATAAAATCTGCAAGTGGAACCCACACATGATTCGTTTTGAGTCGAATGTTGCTGGTGGAAAGCTGGCAGCTGATATCCAGGAAGCAGTGAAACAACGGGAATGCCGTACAAAGATCGAAACGAAGTGGACTCAACAGAACAAGGAAACAAAAATCCTCGTTGAGGCCCCTTGGGTCATGGAACACTGCATTTTCAAGGACGATTCTGTTCTCCACGGGGACGAATGGAAGGAATACCGGAAGTTTATGCAGCTACTTTGCTCCTATTCCCTGGAAGGAAAGAATAAACATGACGATGTTCCCGATGCAATGGCACAATTGAGCCAGTATATTCAGAGTTTTGCTGGGAATAAGATCCAAATCGTCCGCAGAATGTTCTAAACACGAACTTTCTCTGCTTGAAAGAACACGAACGTTCGACATTTACTGTTTTATTTAGTTATTCATACGTATTTCTCTATTGACATTTGTATTTTCTGTGTTTTATAATCCGAGCGAGAGCAAAGTGTAATTTACTAACCACGCATGATTGCGGATTCAGACCCGTGATCGTGCGTTTTTCTGTATACGGAGGTGAGAAAATGTCAGAACTGCATCAGAATTCTGAAGAGCAGAAGCAGCAGGAAGTAAAAACTGTGTTTACTGCCAAAACAATGTTCGGTCGCAGGATGATTCTCACTTCTGCCAAGAAAATTACGGCCAGCAATGTTACAAGTGTGATCGAACAGGCGTATGTTACCCATCTTCTGAACCGTGGAGAGATTGAGTACCTTTGGAACTATTACAAGGGAAAGCAGCCGTCACTGTACCGTGTTCGGGAATTACGGGATAACCTTACTGCCCATGTGGTCGAAAACCGTGCGAACGAAATCGTTTCTTTCAAGGTCGGATACTTGGCTGGCAAGCCGATTAAATATATTTCTTCTGTTTCTGACGATACTGTCACGAAATCCGTTGCGAAGCTGAATGATGCCATGCGGATCATCGGCAAGCACACGAAGGACAAAGAACTGATCGAGTGGCAGATGATTGGTGGCCTTGGATACCGCTACGTTGTCCAGGAGAACGGAAAGGTTCCGTTCAATCTGTACACGCTTGATCCACGTAATACCTTTGTAATCCGCAGGAATGACTATTCCAGGAAGGTTATTGCTGGCGTGAATTACGTGATGGATGACGAACAGAACGTTACCTTCACTGTTTACACGGAAGACAGGGTATTCTCTTTCATCAAGGGAACCGACAGGCCCGTTGAGCAGAAGAATCAGTTCGGTCTGATCCCGATCATCGAGTATCCTGCGAATTCGGCCCGTCTTGGGTGCTTTGAAATCGTCCTGTCGATGCTGGATGCCATCAACGATTTCGATTGTGCGAGGATGGAAGCGGTAGAGCAGTTCGTGCAGAGTCTGATGGTACTTTACAACTGCCAGGTGGACGATTCCGTTACTGCCGATACGATCCGTGCTGCTGGCATGATCCTGCTGAAGACCGTTGGAGATGCGAAAGCAGACATCAAGATCCTGGCCGAGCAGCTTGATCAGAGTCAGAATCAGACCCTTAAAGACGATCTGTACAACAGTGTGCTTCAGATTGTCGGGATGCCGAGTCAAAGCGCAGCTGGCACTTCTGATTCCTCCAATAACGGGGCCATCGTTCTCAAGAATGGATGGCAAGGGGCAGAAACACGGGCGCAGGACTTTGAGGCCATGTTTGAACTTCCGGAGATGGAAATGCTCTCTGTCGTCAGTGCCATCTGCAATGTGCTGAAGAACGGTGAGTATAGTTTTGATCCGATTGACATGGAAGTGAAGTTCACTCGCAGGAACTACGAAGACATCATGTCCAAGAGTCAGACTCTTACCACCATGCTTGCGAATGACAAGATTCATCCGCAGAAAGCATATGAAGCATCCGGTCTGTTCCCCGATACGGAAGAAGCGTATCAGATGGGAATGGAGTGGTTTGAAAAGCACGGCGAAGCTGAACCACAGAAAGTTCAGCCGAAACAGGTGGTAGTCGATGAATGACTCCACGATGAACTGGGATGAGTTAAACCTCCTTCGTTCTTCTGCTTATGATCTCGTAACGGATTATCAGCAGAACAAAGACCGGAAAGCCGTAGACCGCTGGTGCGACTACATGGAGTTCGTCCTCTGCCTTGTATACGCATACGGGTGGAAGGATGCTGAAGAGATTGTCGGGATCGTCCCCTTTCGGGACGGCCTTGATGATAAAGCCGTGAACCTTGAAATCGATGGAGAAACCTACAGGGACAGAATCGTCCAGCAACTGGAGGAAGCTTCCCTGGCCGGAGTTCTCCGAATAATCGAAACAGAAGCACACAGGGATTACAACACGGGAGTTTACGATGCTGGTGAGATCAGCGGTGTGCCTGGGATTCGGAAGCAGTGGATGACCATGAATGATGGACTCGTTCGTGACACGCATTCCTACCTTGAAGGGATGACGGTGAACATGGATGACAAGTTTTACACATTCGATGGGGATTCTGCCCGTTTCCCTGGGGACTTCGCATTACCGGAGAACAATGTAAATTGCCGATGCGGTATTGCCCTTGTGAAATGACAGAAGGGAGAGATTTATACGGGAAGTCTTGATCTGATTGTCACCCACTACAAAGAACCGTGGAGTCTTGGCAAGAAGTTCTTCGATATGCTTGCCTTGCAACGGGACATTAACTTTGAGGATGTGGGTGTAATCCTCGTCAATGACGGGGAGGAAAACGAACTTCCGAAGGAATGTTTTGAAGGTTATCCATATGCAGTGAATCAGATGAGCATTCCGAAGGGAGGCGTTTCAAAAGCCAGGAACGCTGGCCTTGATGCTTCTACTGCTGATTGGGTCATGTTTTGCGACTTCGATGATTGCTTTCAATCCATGTTCGGTCTGTATCTGATTTTCTGCGGAATGGCAGAGGACAAATACGATCTTCTGATGGCAGCTTTCACCGAAGAAACAGTGGACGAAAAAGGCGTGTTGCATCTCGTATCTCATGAGGACGATACGGTTTTCGTTCATGGGAAGGTGATGCGGAGGCAGTTCCTGCTTGACAACGATATTCGGTTCAATCCGAAACTGACGATCCATGAAGACGGGTTCTTCAATGTACTCACTTACTCGCTGGCAAAAGACCGCAGGACGAAGATCAATACTTCGATCTATCTGTGGTGCTGGAATGATAACAGTGTAGTCCGGAAGAGCAAATCGGAGGATTTCGTCCTTGATACATACGATCATCTGATGAGGCAGAGGATTGCTCTTACGGAAGAGTACATCAAACGTCAGCTTGCAGAGGAAACTGTTCTTACTGTTGTAAAGACCGTGGTGGATTCTTACTACGATTTCCAGCAGCATGAATGGCAGACACCGAAGAACAAGGCGAAGAGAGAACGGGCAGAAAGATGGTTCTGTGCTTACCTCAAGCGGTATGGTGCGTTCTATCAGAAAGCTTCACTGCCACAGATCGGAAGAATCGCAGCCATCTCCCGTGGACGGGTTCTGATGACGAACAAGATGTTCATGGAAACCGAAACCATCGGGCAGTTTATCACACGGCTCATCAATACGGTGAGGCCGATACCGCTGGAAGAACAGAATGTTTAAGCCTTATGGCTTTTACATAAGTCCAGAGAAGGACTCTAAAATCGCAACATAGTGCAGAGAAGCACTCAAAAATCGCAAAGGAGAAATTTAATTATGGCTAATGAACAGACGAATCCCAACAACGATCAGCAGAACAATGCTGATAAGAAAAATGACAATTCTGCCCTGGAATCCCGTAATAAGGAACTTGAGTCAGAAATTGCCAAACTCAAAAAGGCAGTAACAGAAGCTTCTGCTGATGCTAGCAAGCATAAGCACGAGAAGGAAGAACTTCAGAAGAAGCTGAATGAGAAACTGTCTGATGAGGAAAAGGCGAAGATCGAACAGGATGAAGCAAATGCTGCCTTGCTGAAAGAACTGAACGATCTCCGCAACGAACGGAACATTGCACAGTTTACGGCAGCACTGACGGCCTCCGACATCGGTATGGATGCGGAGAACGCAAAGGCCGTAGCTGAAGCACTGAATTCCGGTGAAACCGATAAGGTTTTTGACGGGATTCGGAAGTTTATTGCATCCCATGACAAGGCAATGGCCGAGAAAGCCATGCTGAACAATCCTACACTGCCTGGTGGTTCCACCCCGAAGACGGTGACACGGGAACAGTTCAACGATATGGGATATAAAGAGATGCTCGCCTTTAAGAACGAGCATCCGGAACTGTACAACGAGTACACTAAATAACAAACAAAGGAGTTGTTACTATGGGTCAGACTACGAAACTTGCTCACCTCATTGACCCCGAGGTGCTGGCTGCGTATATCGACAAGAAACTGATCAACAACATCGTCTTCGCTCCCCTGGCTGAAGTGGATCAGACGCTGGTTGGATCTCCTGGCGACACCATCAAGTTCCCTTCCTACAGTTTCATCGGTTCTGCTGATGATCTGACCGAAGGATCTGCCATCAGCACCGTCAGCCTCCATGCTTCCACTGTTAGCGTGAGGATCAAGGAAGCTGGCAAGGGTGTTGAAATCACCGATACTGCTATCCTGTCTGCCTACGGTGATCCGCAGGAAGAGATTGCGAAGCAGCTGCTGAAGTCCATTGCGGACAAAGTCGATGTAGACTTCCTCACCACCCTGTCCGGTATTGGTGCGACCATGACCAAGTCCAGCGTTTCCACCGTTATGGACATTTCCGATTCCCTGGAACTGTTCGGTGAAGACATTGACGGTCAGAAAGCACTGCTGGTATCTCCGTCCATGTACACCATGATCCGGAATACCAAGGATTGGGCTCCTGCCTCTGAATTTGCCGCCAACGCCCTGGTGCGTGGTGCGGTCGGTCAGATCTTCGGCTGCGACATCATCCTGTCCAACCGTCTGAATGCTTCGCAGAATGCGTACATCGTCAAGCCTGGTGCGCTGCGCCTTGTGCTGAAGCGTGACACTCTGCTGGAAGCGGATCGTGACATCCTGCGCCGTGTGAATGTCTTCACTGCTACGAAGCACTATGTCACCTATCTGTACAACGCTGCGGCTGCGATTAAACTGACCACCTAATTATCAGACAGGGGGAAGCATAATATGGGTATGCTGCTTCATCACACCTGGCAGGAAGAGCAGAAGAAGAAAGTAGCAAAAGCGAAACCTTCTCCTGCTCCCGAAGCCAAGGAAGAACCCGTTACGGAAGAACCCGTAAAGAGAACGGGTGGCAGACGGAAAACAAAGTAATGAGGTGAACCGGAATGACGGATGCTGAAAAGATCACAATGGTACAGACCCTGGTTGAGAACGATGCGGAAGCAACGGCTGAAGTTGTTCCGGTTTACCTTACTCTTGCCCTTAATGCGATGATTGAACGGCTTTTCCCCTACGATTCTGCAAAGACCGCAGTGGATGTGCCGAGCAGATATGATACGATCCAATGTGAATTGGCAGCAAGATACTTCCTCCGTAGAGGAGGACAGGGCGAGATCAACCATGAGGAGAACGGCGTGAATCGACAGTACGGGACAGTTGACGATGAGGATATTCTCAAGAGGCTGACCCCGTTCGCAAAGGTCGGTGGTTAAGATGCGTGTTCTCTCACGGAACAAACAGGATCTGTATTATTCCAACCCAGCGAGTGTGACATACGCTACAGATGTAAACGGATTCAAGACAGGCGAAAAGGTTATCACATATGACACTCCAACAAAGGTCAGAATGTCAATGGCCATTTCGTCCGGTGCGAACAACCTTGGAAGCCAGGGTATTGCGAACGTAGAACCCTACGGTATTGTTACCGGATACACGCACAGAGCGGTAACAGAGGATCTGAACTGTCCGATGGGCGAAGAGTCCAGGGTATGGTTCGGGATCTCACCGACAAGAATCGTCAGCAAGGACGGGGTCGATACGGAAGAAACAGTACCACATAACTTTGAGGTTGTCCGTAAAGCCAAGAGTCTGAATCATCTGATCTACTACCTCAAGGAAGTGGATGTACAGTGAATATCAATATTTCACTTGATACTGTTTCCATTGAAAAGGCTATTCACAGAATCAATGCCTTAAAGGACGATTTCAAGGACGGAGTTGCGGATATTGTTGAACTGCTTGCAAATGATGGAGCAGAAGTGGCACAAGCAGCCTATGGAGATTGGAATGTAAGAACTCTTGTCGATAAAGTTAGCGAAACAAGAGCAGAGATTACGGTTTCCGGTGAAATGCCACTGATTGCAGAGTTCGGTGCAGGACAGGCAACGATGCCCGTTATGTTTGAGAACGATCCTGGTACTCCTGTTTATGAAGGGTCATATTCAGAACTTGAAGGTTCGCAAGAATATTACAAGTATGGATCATGGCACTTCGCTGGGAAGTATTTTACGGAGGTTCCTGCAAGGCATGGTCTGCTGGATGCGAAAATGTTTATCATCGAAAACAGTACGAAGATCGCACAGGAGGTGTTTGAAGGGTGATCGACATTGAAAGTAAAATCGTTGATACGATCTACAATGCCGTGAAAGCTAACAACGCCTACCCGAATGCGGATGTTACTACGGGTTTCGATGAGAAAACTGCTGTGTTCCCTTGCGTGGTTGTTGAAGAAGTGGACAATACACCGTACAGGGCATCCGATACGGATAATTGTGCAGAAAATCACACACGTTTGATCTACGAGGTAAGCGTATACACAGACAACGCAAACAGTGCGAAAACTACTGGAAAAGCAATCCTCAATATTGTCGATACGGCATTACAGGGATTGAAATTCCGCAGAGTACACAAGAACAAACCTCTGAACATCAACCGGACAATCTTCCGTCAGTATGGCAGATGGGAAGTTATTGTGGGAAAGCCTGTTGTGGTTGGAAATAACACGGTCTATCAACTGTATCGGAGGTAAGAGGCATGAAGAAATGTCCTTACTGTGGCAAGGACAACGATGACAAGGCATCTGCCTGTGAACGTTGTTTTGCTGGATTTCCTGCTGAAAAGCAGAAAGAAGAACCCGTTCAGCCGAAAAAGGCTGAAAAGAAACTGACAAGGAGTGAAAAGTATGGCACTTGAGTTCAACACGATCGGTGTGAAGATCGGGTATGTCTTCGAGTCTACCAAGGGATCTCGTCCTACTTCGGGCGTGGCCAACATCCCCGATGTAAAAACCATTCCTGCCATGGAACTGACCCCTTCCAAACTGGAAGTGACTAACCTCGTAGACAAGTACAAGAGGTTTGTGACGGGCGTGATGGATGCCGGGGATGACGTGGCACTGACCTGCAACCTCACTGCTTCGCTGAAGAGCGTGTGGGCCTCCCTGGTCGAAACTGCTGCCTCCAAGTGGGCGAGTGGTTTTTCCACTTGGTTTGAGATCAGTATCCCTGGTTTTGATTCCTTTTGGTTCGCTGGCATTCCCACTGAAATGGGTTTCAACGAGATGGGCGTTGATGCCGTAGCCGAAGCGAGTCTGCACATTATTCCCAATCAGATTGCTGGTTGGGCAGCTGCTGCTTCCACCTAATGGTGGAATAACCTTTTAACTGTTGTTAAGTGGCAGGACAGTGGTTCGCCATTTCCGTTGCCCGTATCTTCGGATTACTGCCCTTAACATATTATAAAACCTATACGGGAGGAAGAAAAAATGGCTAACAAGGAAATCAATGAACAAGTCAAACCGATCATCCTTCATGATGAAGAAAACGGGATTGACTACACCCTGGAATTCAATCGGGAAACCATTCGCTTTGCCGAGTCGAGAGGCTTTGACATTGATGATGTTGGTAAGTTCCCCATGAGCAAGCTTCCGGAACTGTTTTTCTATGCTTTCCGGATGCATCACAAGAATGTATCCCGTGAAAAGACGGATCGCATTCTGTTTGATGAACTTGGCGGTATGCCGAACGGAATGGCAGAAAGGCTTGGCGCATTGTATGCTGCTCCGTTTGAGGCACTGACTAATGCAGATGGTGATAAGGCAAAAAACTCCAAAATGACAGTGGAGTTCTGATAGAAGACGAGAAACCACTGTCGCAAAGAGTAACATATACGCAAATATTCACTGAACTATGTCCAATATATATGCTATACGGGATGACATATGAACAGTATTGGTTCGGTGATCCGTGGATGGCAAGGGCATATGCCCAATATCATCTTCTGAAACGGAGGCAGATGAACGAGGAATTATGGCTGGAAGGGATCTATATGCTGGATGCTTTCCAAACCGTCCTTGGCAACGCTTTCGGGAAGAAGAAACTGAAATATATGGAGAAACCTCTCGACATCTTTGAAAAGACCGAAGCAGAGAAACAGGCCGAAATCAGAGATGAGAGGCAGAGATTGATAAATTTCCTTAACGGAATG